AAGAAATAGGAGATATAATGGCAAGACAGACAGCAAAAACAAAAGCTGATAGAATTAAGGATTTATATATTAATCTTAATAGCGCAAGTAGACAGCGTTGGGAGAAGGTTAATCAACAGGCTCATGATTTTTATCTAGACAATCAATTGTCGCAAGATGAGAACGATACATTGGAAAGGCAAGGAATGCCTACATTTACTATAAATAGAATTATTCCTATTATAGAGATGTTAAATTTCTATGTTACTGCAAACCAACCAAGATGGCAAGCAGTAGGAGCAGAAGGCTCAGATGTTGATGTAGCAAATGTACATGCTGATATTGCTGACTATATATGGTATGAAAGTGATGGTCAAAGTAAGTTTAGCCAAGCTATTAACGATGCTGCCACTAAAAGTGTTGGATATTTTAAAGTATTTGTTGATCCTCATGCCGACAGAGGTTTAGGTGAGGTTAGAATTGATACTATAGAGCCATTTGATGTGTTTATAGATCCTAAAAGTAGAGATATATTTTATCGTGATGCAGCTTATATAATGGTTCATAAAGTAATTCCTGAGTCTCATTTAGAAAAAATATTGCCAGAATACTCAAGAAAAATTAAAAATGCTAATCATACAGAGCATGATAATCATAGTTACAGCTTAAAAGCAGAAAAAAATGATTTTCAATATAAAGACATAATTGATGAAACAATGGACTTTTTTGGAGATGAAGATAGAAGATTGGATTATTATGAAATGTATGAAAAGATTAAACTTCCTTATATGAATGTATTCTATCGAATAGAGCCCTCAGAAGAAGAGATCGTAAAAATAAGAGCTCAAGTAGATTTAGAAATGGAAGATATTCAAAAAGAAATGCAAGTAAAGACTCAAGAAAGCATTTTAGACTTAAATCAGCAATTACAAGCAGGAAATATTATAGAAGAAAGATTTACTCTTGAAATTGAAAAATTAGAAAAACAAATGGAACAGCAAGTTATTCAAATAAGAGAACAAAAAATATCTCAAGCAATGGAAGCTGTTAGTAGGGTTGAAAACAATGTAGTATCAGAAAAAGAATTTAAAGTTTTAATGAAAGGCGAACTTAAAAATAGCTTAATAGATGCAATTAAGTTTTATGAGTCAAGGATAAGATTAAGCTGCGTAGTAGGTGACACTTTTATGTATGAAGCAATTTTGCCAGGAGTAGAATATCCAATAGTTCCTATACATTATAAATGGACAGGGACACCATATCCTATGTCTGCAGTTTCTCCGTTGGTAGGGAAACAACAAGAGCTCAATAAAGCTCATCAACTAATGATACACAATGCGTCATTAGGCTCCTCCTTACGATATCTTTACCAAGAGGGAAGTATAGATGAAGACTATTGGGAGCGCTATGCGTCTGCTCCTGGCGCATTACTTCCAGTTAGACAAGGATTTGAAGCTCCTAGTATTGTTCAGCCAGCTCCGATATCTACTGCTTTTGCTAATATAGTAGAACTTGGAAAGCAGGACATGGAATACTTAGCAGGAATATATTCTTCTATGCAGGGAGATATGAAATCTCAGCATGACACATTTAAAGGTTTAATGGCTAATGATGAGTATGGTACTCGTAGAGTTAAAACTTGGATGAAAAATGCAGTTGAACCATCATTGCAACATTTAGGTGAAATAGTTAGAGATTATGCTCAATCAGCATATAAAACAAATAAAGTATTTAGAATTGTAGAACCAAACAATCAAGAAGTTAAAGATGTTGAGGTTAATATTATTCAATACAATAAATATGGTGACGCAGTCGGAAAGTTTTTTGATTATGAAACAGCAAAATTTGATGTTAGATTAATTGCAGGATCTACAATGCCAGTTAATAGATGGGCATACTTAAAAGAGCTTATGGAAATGATGAAACTAGGTGTTGTAGATGATGTTGCTGTATTAGCTGAGGCTGATATTAAAAATAAAGAACAAATTGCTCAACGTAAGAGCTTATTAGCTCAAATGAGAAAACAACTTGAAGAAGCTCAAAATGCATTGCAAGACAAAGAAGGCACTATTGAGACTTTAGAAAGACAACTCGTTCAAGCTGGTATAAAAGATAAGGTTAGAATGGCAGAACATGACATGAGAAAACAGATTCTTGATACTAGCTCAAAATTAAAAGGAGATACTGCTGTCGCAAGGGCAAACCAGAATCTCCAAAATGAACGATCAAAGGACATGCAAAGAAACCAAGAAAAAGAGTTTAAACAAGCTCTTCAAAACGGTTTGGCAGAAAAAAAAGAAAATAATAAATTACAACAATAGATAAATAAGGAATTTATATAAAATGACAGAAAAGACACAAGGTAACTCCGAACAGGTTGTAGATCAAGTAATGAATACAATAGTAGAGGACTCCAATGCAGACTTTTTTGATGCCATTGAAACACAAGTAAATGGTGCAATACAAGATGCCCCAGAGGATCGACAAAAAACAGATCCAGAAGTAGAAACTCCAGAAATGGACTCTTCTTCCAGGGAAGTACTAGAGGCTCCTAATTGGGAGGATGATAGTAATCCGTATAAAAAACGGTACAGTGACTCTACACGTGAAGCGCAAAGATTAAAGGCCGAGGCCGAAGAAGGCGAAAAACTCAAACCCTATAAATCTTTAATTAACGTAATGGAGCAAGATGCTGAATTAGTGGACATGGTTCGTAATTATTTAGATAAAGGGACTAAACCAGACATGAAACAATCGTTAGACTTAGGTGATGATTTTGTATTTGATATGGATGAAGCTATATCGGATCCAAATTCTCAATCTGCAAAAGTATTTTCTACATTAGTAGATAAAAGAGCAGAACAAAAGGTTAATGATAGAATCAATGCAGAAAGAGCACAAGCTCAACAGGCTGCACAAAAAAGAACATTACAACAGCAAGCTAGACAGTTTGTTGAAACTAACAATATGAATAAAGACGAATTTGCAGAGCTCAATTCATGGGCGCAAAATCACAAGCTTTCTTGGGAAGATATTAACTACCTAAAAAATCGTGATAAAGCAAATAATAAAATTGCTAACAATTCAAAGCAACAAGTCTTAGATCAGATGAAAAATGTTCAATCTGTGCCTGTAACAGCTAGTTCTTCTGGTGGTGAAAGTGCTGGAGATGTAAATCATAACGACGCTATATTCAACTTAATTCAGAAAGCAGACAATAACTTAGAAAATATATTTAACGAATAAGGAGATCAGAAATGGCTGATTTATTTTACACGGGAAATACTACTTCTAGTTTAAATCTTGACACTGGAGCGACCTATGGTACAGTTGATACTGGCGATCTAAGGCGGAAATATAATTTCGGTGACAGGGTTTCAGAACTAGCAATAGCTCAAGACCCGTTTTTTCGATTTGTATCGAAACTAAACAAAAAACCAACAGATGATCCTCATTTTCAGTTTACTGAGAAGAGAGGTTCATATCACAAGCGTTATGCTTATGTAACAGCACATGGAACAACATCTGCAGTTTCTAATGCAGGTGAATCTACATGGGCGAATGCAGAAAGCGACCAAGGCGACACTTACTACTTTAAAATGGGAACTGACTATAAATCTGCTGGAAATGTGCAGAATGTTTTTGGTCAGGCCAATAATGATATATCAGTAGGTGATTCTGGTACAAAACCAGAGTTCTTCATGGAAGGGCAATTAGTTAAGATCAATACACATACAGCAGGTGAAACACCTGGATCAGGTGGTGGCGAAGTTGATAGCTATGCAATAGCAAAAGTAGAAAGTGTTACAACAAGCGGTGAATTTGTAATACTTAAAACAACTATTGTAAAGTCTCCAGCTGCAGCTGATGTTGAAATTGCATCATATGATACTAATACTCCAAAAGGTACTGGTGTTACTATGTATAGCAACTCAATTGCTAGTGAATTAGAGCAGCAAAGATGCTATGTGATTGGTAATGCAAATAAAGAAGGATCTGGATTCCCAGAAACTTGGAAAGATCAGCCTTACACACTAAAAACTGGCGCAACTCAGATTTGGAAAACCACAATGGCTATGTCCAATACTGCTCGTGCTACAGTTCTTAGGTATGAAGGTAATGAGTGGGCAAGAATCTGGAAAGAAAAGTTAATCGAACATAAGTGGGATATTGAAGCTGACTTATTATTTGGTACTCAGTATATAGATACTAGCAATGGTATTCAGTATACACAAGGTGCTGTAGATTATGTGCTAACTAATGGAAACATTTTTGACTTAGCCACATCTACAAAGACAGCAGACGATTTCCTAGATGATATGTCTAACTATCTAGATCCTCGTTATAATGGCAGCTCAGCTAATGTATTTTTCTGTGATACAGAAACTTATAATTGGTTGCATAAATTAGGTGGATACTTCAAAAATAATATGGAAGTTTCTTCTAACTTTAGTGCTGACCTGGCTGTAACAGGTCGTAAAAAAGTGCTCGGTCTGGACACAACAACAATCTCAACTGTTTATGGTGACATGAATGTTGTACGTAATGTACATTTGGATGGAAGTCCTGTAAAAATTCTTGCTATGAACATGAAGCATTGTTTTTATCGTCCATTGGTAGGCAATGGTATAAACCGTGATACTGGTATTTATGTAGGTGTGCAAACACTTGAAAATAGTGGTATTGACCGTCGTGTTGATCAAATCTTAACTGAAGCTGGTATGGAGTTTGGCATGGCCGAATCTCATGCTATCTGGAAATAGGGGGGATTAATCATGGCAAATCCAATATATGGACAAAATAAGTTAGATGATAAGCTAGACTTAGTATCTAATGGCAAAAAGGATGTTTTAACCTTAACTGCTGCAACTACATTACAAGCATCTGATGCAGGTAAATTAATTTGTGTAAATGCAGCCGCTATTGAGGTAACATTACCCTCAGCTGAAGCTGGAATGGTTTTTGACTTTACTTTCTTTATAGATACTACTGCTGGAGCTACTATTGTAGCAGCTTCTGGTGATTGTTTCTTTGGAACAGTTAAAGTATTTTCAACTACAGCAGACCAAGGAGCTGTTCAACAATCTGTTACCCATGCGGCAGCTATAGGTACAGTAGCTGATTATGACAATCTAGACTTTGTTCATGATTCAACTACCTTAGGTGGTAAAGCAGGAGACAGTGTTAGATTAATTGCTGTAGATAGTACTGCTTGGATGGTAGATGCTAATCTAGTAACAGATGGAGCTAATCCTGGTACTATAGCAGCTATCAACGCAGGTTAAGGGGGTAACTAATGGCTCATGCTAAAACATATGTAGGTTCATCAGCTGGATGGGGTTATAAAAGGGTAGATTATATAGATACTGGAGGTACACAATTATCACCTGGTGATGCTGGGAAAATTATTGTGTTAGATGCTGATATGGCATCTAGTGCCCAAGCATTTGTATATTTACCTTTACTATCCGATGTTGACCTTGGTTATACAGTAAAGTTTATAGTAGATGCTACTACATCAAATGATTTAACTGTTGCTCATCATTCAAGCGATTCAGCTTGTATATTAGGAGTAATAGCTTCAGGAGATGGTACGGGTGGCGAAGCTGCAGATGATACTGAAAAAGCAGAAGTAAATTTCACATCTAATTGCTGTCATGGAGACTCTTTTTCTGCTACAAAAGTAGGAAATGGATCTTCTAGTTGGTGGCAAGTAGAAGGTTTTGCAGCTGCAAATGACCATATGAGCTTTGCATAGTAAATAAAAAGTAGATAAGGGTTGCCTTTCAAGGAGTTTATCAAGACACCTCTATAAGGCAACCTACATCTCGTTCACGGTAAACCAAACCTTAGAGAGGAAGAAAATTGGCATTAACATTTGAAACACAAGTAGAAGCATTAACAGGAATTGCAATAGACGGTTCATCAAGTCCAACTCAAACAGAGTTATCTCAATTTTTAGCTAATGGCGTTATAGACGTTGTTAATAAAATGATTCAGGCTCGTCCTGCAGAACTTTCCAAATTTACTGCAACATCAAACGGGACTGGTTCAATAGTTAAAACTGGTCAAATATTATCTGTAGTTAGAGAGCATGATAGTACAACTATATTAAGAAAATGTACTCCTATTAGTCCAGGTGACAGGTATGATGCAACAGATCCTGATAGTTTATTATACAGATCTAAAACCAATCCTGGATATTATGAATTAAATGGATTGATACATACAGTTCCAGCTGCAGGCGATGGAAATAATGATATAGTAGTGACTCAAGTGTCTTATGATTCAGGGGTAGTATTTGGAGATACCGTAGGAAGTGGAATAGATAATTTCCCAACAGAATATGAATATTTAGTAGCTTTATATGCGGCAATACAATCTTTACACAATAATATGGCTGATACAAGTATATCTGCCTTATCTATTACAACTGTTCCGCCTGATACTCCATCAGCTCCATCATTTTCTTACACAAATGCTACAGATGATACTAGCATAGATAGTGCAATAGGTGCTATTTCTACATTATCTTCTATCTCATCTGCTCCAACTTATACTCCTCCAGCAATA